TAATGGTGTGTCAGGGGTGTCATCTGCATATGTTGCAACAGCTGCAGCTGGTGGTGGTACAGACGGAACATTTATATACATAGGTGCAGCTTACGGTGGTATTACAGGAGCTGCTACAAATTATTTTACAGGTTACATCGACGATCTTCGTATAACTAGATCAGCACGTTATACTGCTAACTTTAACCCACCTGCTCGTAAATTTGAAGATAGATAATATAAATAGCATATATAAGATAGCGTCTGGAAAGGGATAGATGGCTAATCAATCAGATTTTAGGGTCAAAAATGGCCTGCAAGTTGTTGGAAATTCTTTTGTTACTGCAGTAGGAACTACTACTGATCGTGTGACATCTTATTCAGCTGGACAATTCCGCTTCAATTCCACACTTGGTGTTTTCGAGACATACTTTTCTAATACTGCTGGTGGTGGTTGGGTTCCAATCGGTACAGTTTCCTTATCTTTCCCTTCTGGTGATCTAGGATCACTCTCCCCGGATTTTACAAACACATTAGGTAGTGAATCAAAATATGCATATACATATGATTGTTCAACTACTCCATTTAACGGTACTGCTACAATAGATTTAAATATTTGAGGAGCAATAAATGGCTACAGTCCTCCAGCTTAGAAGAGGCAACATTGCAACTATGCAAGGGTTCACCGGAGCAAACGGTGAGATTGTTATTAACTCTGATACCGATACCATACATGTTCATGACGGTGTAATCGCAGGTGGTTTACCACTTCAAAAAGCACAAAAAATGATTCGTGTAGATTTTGGTCCTAATGCTGTTTATCAAATAGCAGGAACAATTTCTGACCCATTTGCAATTGCAAATAGCACTTACGTGACTGCAGTTTCTATGTGGGCTTCTGGTGCAGCTTCAAACGGTTCTTCTACAACCGCATATTACGGGGATGAAGGTGAATTTGATAACTTTAATTGCTCAGCATATGTCTCATCTAATGGTACAATAACATATTATATTGTAGCTACCCCTGGTCCAGTTTCCAATACCCGATTCTTTAATTACATTCTATCTTAATAAGGAGAAAATAAAATGGCTGTTCTACAATCAGGTGCATCAACCGCAACTATGACAGTTGATCCTACATTTAGTGCTGCACGTGTGACACTTCGTCCAAATGAAATCACAGGTTCTTATCGTGCATCTCTTGTTTCTGGTACTATTGCTGCTTCTACTGCAGCTGGTGTTCTTTTTACATTTAAGTATACTGGTACTGGTCTTTGCATAGTTCGTTCTGTTCAAGTTGGTGAACAAGTAACAACTGCATATACACAGGGTTCAATGCGTCTTGGTCTTTATGTTGTTCGTTCATCTTTCACACAAGGTACAACTAACGGTACACAAACTGTATTCTCAGTTAACAAAAAGAGAACCTCACAAGCAACTCCTAACGCATCTGCTGTTATTGGTACAACAACAGTTATTACTGGTGATACAGTAGGTGCTGAAGACGCTGCAGCTTATGGACACGTTCTTCTCAACCTTCCTGCATCTATTACAACTACACCAGTTGACGGTCTTCGTGACTTTATTGGTCCATACAATGCATCAGCGCATCCATTAATTCTTGCAGCTAACGAAGGTTTCCGTATTAAAAACGATACTGCATTTGCTGCAACTGGTTCAGGCAACTTAGTTGTCACAGTTGAATGGGAAGAAGCAACAGCATACTGATATTAACTCAAATTGAAAAGGAAATAACAAGATGGGTTATATTCAGTCTAACGTGACAAACGATCTTGTGGTTGTTGATAGAACACCAGCAGCTATGAGAGCTACACTTCGTCCAAATGAAATGACAGGATCATATCGTGCTTCTTTAGTAAGTAGTACAATAACATTCTCAAACATTACAGCTGCAAACGGTGTACTTTTTACATTTAAAAATACCGGTTCTGGTCTATGTTTAATAAGATCAGTACAGATTGGTATTCAGATTATTGCAACTGGATTTACAACAACTGCAAGACCTTCATTTTCTCTCTACCGTGTACCTACTACTTTTTCACAAGGTACAACAGGTGGTACAGGATATGGTGCAGGTCAAGCTAACGCATTAGTGGCTAAAAAAAGAACATCTATGTCCACATCTGCAGCATCGATGGTAATATATGCATCTGGTGCTGGTATTACAGGTGATACAGCTTCAACTGAAGATACCGTACAGATGGCACAAGTTATTCTTGGTGGTACTGCTGGCTCAGTAACTACATTTCCATTAGCAGGTTTAAGAGATTTCTTTACTGCTTATAATGCAACATCACCTGGTTTTATTGATCAAGGTAGCGCTATTACATACCCTCTTACACTTGCTGCAAGTGAAGGATTTAGAATTAAGAATGATGCTGCATTTATTGGTGGTACTACTGGTGCAGGAACTGCAGCACTAGTAGTAACTGTTGAATGGGATGAAGCTACGGCTTACTGATAGAATAGGTATATAGAAAATGTCATTGACTAAATTAAACACTAATATGTTTGATTACTCTGCACTTGTTGCAGGGCAAACAGTGACATTTTCTAATACTATCACTACTAATTCTGCAGTATTTTCAAATACTACAACATTTGCTGGAACTGCAACATTCAACGGTCCAGTTTCAATATCCGGTACATTTACTATTACCGGTTACTCTACATTTGATAGTGTAAATATAAACACACTAAATGCAAATAATATCAATGCTAATACTATTGCAGTTGATAATATAACAGCAAACTCAAGCTACGGTACTGCTGGTCAAATATTAATGTCTAATGGATCGAGTGCTAACAATTCATGGGTTGATGCACCATTTATAGTACATCCATTTATTGTTATTGGTATGTAAATGTTAATTTAAATGGCAGTAAAATCATTTGGAAGAACATATAGAAATACCAAACGTAATATTGCTAACAGTAATGTAAGCAGTAAAATATCAAGATTTAAAGATTTTAATTTTTTACCCTCTATTCCTACACCCACCAGCCCTTTTTTTATTATTACTAGTAATGCTAGTTTTGCAACTGCTAACTCTACATATGTTACTCGTACATTTACTTCTAATGGTGCATTTTATATTAGTAGTAAATCTGGAACAGTTAACGTAGAAATTATTGCTATTGGTGGCGGTGGTGGCGGTGGTGGTGCTGATGCTGTAGCTGGAAGAGCTGGTGCTGGAGGTGCATTGGTATACGGAGTTCACAGTTTACTAGCAGGCAGTTATAACGTTTATGTAGGAGGCGGTGGTGGGGCTGGTAGTACTTCTGTTGCAAACGCTGGCGGTGGTCTTGGAGGAAGCAATGGTGGGGGGCCTGGTGGTAATGCTGGTGCTACCGGCACATCAGGTGGGGGCGGCGGTGGTGGTGGCTGGTCTGGTGTGATAGGAGGACCATTTACAACTGCTTCTGTAGGTGGTGGTATACAATATGTTATAGCTGGTGGTGGTTCCGGAGGTGGTGGAGCAAACGAAGGTATAGCTAACGACGCTGCATCTGCAGGGGGTGGAGTTCAAACTAATGGTAACGTAGGTGGTGGTTCCTTTACAGGTGGTACCGGTGCAAACTTTAGTGGTGATGGTGGTGGATTTGCTGGTGGTGGTGGAGGATCTTTAGGTGGTGCAGGACAGAATACTTCTACTGGTGATAATAGTGGTGGTGGCAATTCTAATTTAGGTTCCAGCCCTTATTCAGCTAATGGCAATCCTGATGGGGGAGCAGTATTAACTTATTCATGGTTTACTAATCCTGCATCTTATGGTAAGGGTGGTGCCGCTACTACTTCTAGTGGTTCAAACGGTTCTAACGGTGCAGTAATTATTAGATATGCATTAACTGAAGCTCCTCAAATAAACGTAGTTACTACTTCTATATTGCTAATTGGTGGTGGTGGCGGAGGTGGTACTAACTGGGGTGGAGGTGGTGGTGCTGGTGGTGTTGTTAGTAATACTTACGACATTTACTATACTACAAATAGTTCAATAACTATTATAATAGGAGCTGGTGGGGGAGCTTCTGCTAATGGTACAAATACTTCAATTGATGGTGTGTTAACAGCTATTGGTGGAGGTGGTGGTGGTTATAATGCCGGCGCATCAGGGGTAGCTGGGTTTAATGGTGGATCTGGTGGAGGTGGTGGAGCAGGTACCAGCGCTGGTACTGCAGGTTTAGGAGGAACAGGTCTACAACCTACAGCTACGTATATTGGTTTTGGTAATAATGGTGGTCAAGCTAATGCTGGTGGATTAAACTTAGTTCCAGGTGGTGGAGGAGGAGGCGCAGGAGCTGTAGGATTTGCAGCCACAACAGTTGCATGCGGTAATGGTGGTATAGGAATTTATACTAGTATATCCGGATCTAATACTGCTTATGCTGGTGGAGGTGGTGGTGGAGCAACAGCAACCTTTACTATAGGTACTGGCGGTATAGGAGGAGGTGGTAATGGCAATACTGCATCTTCTGGAGCAGCTGGTGCACCAGGTACAACTAATACAGGTGGAGGTGGCGGAGGTGGTGCAACTGGTGGCGGTGTAGGTGGATCTGGAGGTTCTGGTATAGTAATATTAACATATCCATCTCCTGCAAGATTTATAGGAGGTACTATGACTGCTATCAATAGTGGAACTACCATCGTTCACACATTTACATCTTCTGGAACATTAACAGCTGTATAAATATTTTAAACTAACTGGAGAAAAATAAAATGAGTCATTTTGCACAAATAGATGATAACAATATAGTAACTCAAGTGATTGTTGCAGAACAGGATTTTATTGATTCTGGTGCTGTTGGCGATCCATCTAAATGGATTCAAACTAGCTACAACACGTTTGCTGGTCAACATAGAAATGGTGGTACACCATTGCGTAAGAATTATGCTGGGATTGGCTATGTCTATGATCCTAATAGAGATGCATTCTATTCACAAAAACCATTTGATAGCTGGATATTAAATGAAGATACATGTCAATGGGAACCACCTACACCCTATCCTACTGATGGTAAGAATTATCAGTGGAATGAGCTTGGTATGGTTTGGGAAGAAATAGCCTTACCTGAGTAATTATAAATATACTAGAAAACTAGTATAGGACAAAAAATGGCCACCAAAATTTACGTTTCCCAGATTGATACCGCTAACACTACTGGAGGTCAAGCTCCAGTAGGTGCTTTGATTCTTGTTGGATCAAGTGGACCATATTGGTCCAATGCCTCAGTTTCAGAACTTCTAGGTATCAATCAAAATGAAATAGTAGGATACAGAGGATCTGCTGGTTATCAAGGATCAGAAGGTCTTGGTGGCTACACTGGATCAGTGGGGTTCCAAGGATCAACTGGTGGTGATGGTCCACAAGGTGCTGTAGGTTACCAAGGTTCAGTTGGTGCTGGTGGTCCTGGTTATACTGGATCTGTAGGTTTTGTTGGTTCGGCAGGTTATCAAGGATCCGAAGGTTCTGTTGGATATTCAGGATCAGTAGGCGATCAAGGACCAATAGGTTCTGCTGGTTATCTTGGTTCTGTTGGATATCAAGGATCAGTGGGATATCAAGGATCTGCAGGTGGTCCAGGAACAATTGGATTCACTCAATTAACCGATACTCCTCAAAGCTATTCTGGTAAAGCATCAAATTATGTAAGAGTTAATGCAACAGCAAATGGTTTGTTCTTTGATTCTAACACATACATGACAAACAATGTTACTACTGACGTTAACTTTAGCAGCAATACTATTTTAAATCCTACTTTTAAGAACTATAGTGAAACTGTTAAATCAACAGGAAATTCAACATCTGCTGTATCAGTAGATGTTAGAGATGGTAACATCAACACAATAACTCTTAATGCACCAATAGTACAGGTAGTTATGAGTACAGCTGGATTAGTAACAGGTCGTCTTTATAGTATTACAATAATGCTGAAACAAGATGGAACAGGATCAAGAACAGTTGATTGGTCTAACCAAACAATTTACTGGCCAGCTGGTGAAGGTATCTATTCACCCAATGGTCCTACTCTCTCTACACAAGCAAACTACACAGACTTTATAACACTAATGACAACCAATGCTGGAGCATCTTGGTATGGAGTAATATCTGCTAAAGGCTTCCCAACTACATAATGGAATGACAAATGCCAATTTCAAAAGCAGGTTTACTAAGAACTGATGGTTTAAGTTCAGCACCAAAAGAACAAACATATGTTCCGTTATATTCTGTATTATTTTACTATGGTAAAGATAATGAATTTACAAGCGGAACATTAAACTTAGATAATTATAGAAATTATCAAGAAATATATTTTCCCAATATAACAATATACAATGCAGATGGAACACCTTCGTTATTAAAGTGTGATCCTCTTGTAACTTGTATCAATGCAGATGCAAATTGGAATTCAAATACTGGTGTGTGTTTTGCTCCAACAACAACACTTCCAAATACTGGTGCAACATTATTCGAATCACATACACACAATCCAACTACTTTAGTTCGCACTAATGTATACAATGCATTAGGAGCTGCACCAGGTGAACAAACTGGTCCTCAAAGCTATATTGAACAAAAAGGATCATACACTCATTTCCATACAGCAAACAATATTGCCGCTGGTCTTCGTGGAGTTCAGTATGGAAGATATGATGGGTTTGCTAATAGAGTTGCTGGTATCAATGCAGTAGCTGTTAAACCTATTTTGAGAGATCCTCAGCTCGTTACTAACCTAAATGAAGTATATAATGAGAAAAAGCTAACATATCTTCCTAAAAACATAGTTGTTTTTGGTAACAATCTACCATCAAACGCATATTCTAGAAGCGATGATTATCATAGCAATACGGCTACTGGTAAAGTGTTGCCTCTAATATGTAAGAGTGATAATGTTGGTGCTTTGTTGATAGCAAACTCTCTTACATTTTCAATAACATCAAGTACAGTTACAAACCACAACCACAGTGGTGTGATGCCATCACAAAAGAGAAAATCAAAGAAGAGTGGACAGCTTGGTTACATCGTAAATGATGCTGGTGTTCATAACCATGCAGTAACTTATACTTCCAATGTTGCTACAAGATCCAAGATACTCAAAGGTTGGATAACAACACAAAATAATACACCAATTGCTAATGGTGTTATTATTGGGTATTCTATAGGATTGAATACTCTGTATCAAGGAATATATTCTAACTCAGAAGTTCTTCCAGTTAACTGGCACTTCTGTGATGGTAATAATGGTACTCCTGATTTAAGAGGGTACTTCATTTATGCTAACTTCGATGCTGCAAATAATTGTCACGATACGGTTTTTAGCTCATCAAATACGTTAACTATTTCTTCTATATCAATGGCTGCTAATGGTAATCATTCCCATCTTGGACCACTTACTGGTCAAGAGGTAGGATCTGGAACACCAACTGACATTGGAAGTCACAGCTATGAAGATGCATTAAATCACACACATGCAATTTCAACTGCTAGTACTTTTAAATATAATATAACAGATACTCAGGATGTGACTAATATTATTGCTGGACAATCATATTCCTATGTACCTCCAAGAGTACAACTTGCATTCATAATGTATAACGAAAATATAGTATAAGGAGATTATTATGATTACTGAAGAACAAATTAAGCACGGATATCCAAGTTCAGATGCAGATGTCGTATCAGCTCTCGTATCAAGTCTAGATACACTTTCAGAAAAATATGAAATTAATTCTGCACTACGTCTTTCACATTTTCTTGCACAAACTGCACACGAGTCTGGTGGTTTCAGAGTTATCGAAGAAAACCTAAACTATTCAGCTGATGGCCTTTCGAAGATCTTTCCAAAGTATTTTAAGGATAAAGATCCAAACGATTATGCAAGACAGCCAGAAAAGATTGCAAACGTAGTGTATTCTTCACGTATGGGAAATGGTGATGAAGCATCTGGTGATGGATATAAGTTTCGTGGTCGCGGTTTAATTCAGTTGACCGGTCGTTCAAATTATACATCACTTGCTGGTGATATGGGTGTAGATCTAGATCAGGTTGTTGAGTATCTTGGAACACCAGAAGGTGCAGTTGAATCAGCAGCATGGTTCTGGCACAAGAATGGTCTTAACAAATTAGCTGATGCTGACGATGTTACAGCAGTTACTAAAAAGATCAACGGTGGTACTATTGGTCTAGAGGATCGTCAGAAGCACACTGAAGAGTTCAAACAGATTCTTGGTGCTTAATGGCATTAATTGCTAGACTTAATGATAGCAGTAGTCATGGTGGATCTATTATTACATGCTCTGCTGTCACAAAGACTGAAGGTGTACTAACAGCTAGGGTAGGAGATTTACACTCCTGCCCTATTCCTGGTCATGGTATAACTAAGATTGTCAATGGTTCAGGAAACTTTAAAACTGAAGGAAAAGTTACTTCAGTTTATGGTAGTAAAACTGGATGTGGAGCTACAATTTATGGAGGAGCAGCAGTATCTAATGCTCCTTTAGAATCACCATCCAATTCAGGAAGATTTGGTGGACCTTTAGTACTTGGTGGTCCCAATGTTCCTTTAAGTCAAACATTTATACTAGGATAAACTATGGGTGTAACATATTTACAGGGTGATGTACTGACAGCAGAAGACCTTAACAATTCACTCAACGAGGCAGTGAATACATATGGTTATTTTGTGTTTGGTGGTGCACCTTATTCATGGGAAAATAGACCTATTGGTCCTCCTGGTGAGCATGTTCATAATGCTAAGTTAACTGCAAATGGTGTGTTTGTTGTAAATACAAACCCATCTTATTTTTACAGTGAAAGTAATTTTTACAATAACATTAACATATACAGTGGAAACATTGTAGTTAGTAGCGGCAGTCTTAATGTTACTGGAAATATAGTTTCTACCGGTGTAGTATCAGATAGTATTGGTAACGTTAGAAAGGTAAGCAGAGATTCTGCTAAACCTAATGGTTATACTATACAATCGTCTGATGCTGGTAAATTCATATATGCAACAGGTACAGTCAATGTGCCTGGTAATATTTTTAACGTTGGTGATAACGTAACAATATACAACTCAACCGGTGGTGTTATTACAATAGCACAAACTGGTGGAGTCATGCTTTTGGCTGGATTGGGAACATCTGGCAATAGAACATTGGATACTAAAGGTTTAGCAACTATTCTTTGTGTTGATACTAACACATATGCTATTACAGGTGCAGGGCTCAACTAATGAGCATCTATAATGTCTACTTAGGTTACGGTGGAGGGGTCAACACTGCTGCTGGACAAGTAGGTTTTAATGATGATACACCAGGAACAAATAAAACATTCACACTTCCTCCATTCAACACAATCAAATTTGAGATGTGGGGTGGAGGTGGAGCAGGTGGTGGTGGCGATCACAATATTGCTGTTAATGGTGGTGTAGGTACACAATCAGACGTATTATTTCCCACACTAACTGGCACTACAACAATTAACAACCCATGGGATCCAACTACATTCTCTATAGGAAGTGTAGGAGGATTTGATGGTACAGATAGATCAGACAAAGATCGTTACGGATATGCTGGTTATTTGAATGGAAGAGTAACTCTTTCACTTGCAGAAGGATTGAAAGTTACTGTTGATAGATGGTTAGCTGATTCTCACGAAGCACCTGGTGGAACTTATACTTTAATGAGACCAGAATGGTTTTTTAATAATGGTGTTCCATTTATTTCAAATAGTGATGGATTATTTGTTTATTCTGAACCAAGATATAGTTATGGAAGAGATACTTCTTGTTTTGGAACATCATTGATACTTACTCAAAATACATTTATAGTTAGAATTTACTGGGCTAAGAAAGGATATCCTTTCACATCCGACCCCAACGAAGGTGGATTTCCAGTTGGTGTATTAGCTTCTCCAATAACTTTAACTACAACAACCTATTACAATAATGTCTCCGTAATTGCTGGTGGAGGTGGTGGAGGTACTGGTGGTAATAACAATGGTACCAAAACCGGAACTGGAGGAGGTGGCGGATCAACTTCAGGAACACTTCCAGTTGGAACACTTCAATTGGTAAATGGTAAATCTGGAACCAATGCTGTGGATGGATCTCCAGGTTATGGTGGCGAAGCAGGTAATGCACCAGGTACTGCAGGTAATCCTGGAAGTACAGGTGGTGCAGGTGGAGCTCCAGGTGGTGGTGGCGGTGGTGGTGGATACGATAATGGTGCTGCACCTGGTGGTGGTAAAAAATCCGGTGGTGGATCTGTAAAAGACTCTGCAGGTGGTGGAGGCGGAGGTGGTGGTGGATATGCATCCGTTTCTTTTGTGAAGGGTCAAATTCCTCAAAGATCTACTATAACATATTCAGTGGGTGATAGAGGAATTGCAGGACCTGCTGAATATCCTGGTGGATCTGGTGCCAGAGGCAAATTTAAGATAACCTGGACATAAATCATAAATATCTAAAAAGGATATTTTCATGGCTACACTAACATCTAGATCTGAATTTAAAGAATATTGCCTTAGAAAACTAGGCAAGCCTGTAATTGAAATTAACGTTGATGATGATCAAGTTGAAGATCGTATTGACGAAGCGTTGAAATATTACTGGGATTATCATTTTGATGGTACTGAAAAGGTGTATTATAAGCACCAGTTTACATCGGAAGATATAACTAACAAATATATAACTCTACCTCAAAATATTATAGGTGCAGTTAACATATTTGATCTTGGTGATTATATTGCAACTAACAATATTTTTAACATCAGATATCAGATTGCTCTTAACGATTTATACACTTTGACATATCAGTCAATGGTTCCATATTATATGGCATTTCAACAATTGCAACTTCTTGAGCAACTTCTTGTTGGAAAACAACCAATTAGATATAACAGAAATACTAACAAACTTTATATCGATGTAAATTGGGATAAGATTACTGCAGGATATTATCTTGTAGTAGAGGCTTATCAAATTGTAGATCCTACAGAATATCAAGACGTATGGAACGATCGTTGGTTACAAAGATATGCATCTGCTTTGATTAAAAAGCAATGGGGTACTAATCTTACAAAGTTTATTGGTATGCAACTTCCAGGTGGTGTACAGTATAATGGTGAGAAAATTTACAATGATGCTCATGATGAGATTGAAAAGCTAGAAGATGAAATGATTAACAGCTACAGCTTACCAGTTGCAGACATGATTGGATAATTTATGGCAACCTCACTATACTTTAACAATTTTTCTTCTTCTGGTGAACAAAGACTAATAGAAGATTTGGTAATAGAATCTATCAAGATCTATGGTGTTGATAACTATTATGTACCAAGAAAGATTGTTAATTACAATAACACATTTAGAGAACAAAACTTTACTGAGTATGGCACAGCTGTATCAGTAGAAATGTATGTTCGTAATGTTGATGGTTTTGATGGTGAGGGTGAATTCCTTTCTGCTTTTGGAGTTGAAGTTAGAGAACAAATTACATTCTCTATGGCACTAAGAACATTTGAAACAGAAGTAGGTGCTGTCCTTAGCAGAGATAGACCGCTTGAAGGCGATCTTATATTCTTCCCATTTACTAAAGCTCTCTATGCAATCAAGTTTGTTAATAAAAAGCCAGTATTTTATCAGATGGGTTCACTACAATTCTACGATATTGTTTGTGAGTTGTTTGAATATTCTAATGAAATATTTAATACTGGTGTAGATGTTATTGATCAAACATATAACGCATTCTTAACAACTACAGAACCATACTACATGCAATCTGAAAGTGGTACACCAATTACAGATGAAAATGGTGATCCAATTATTACAGAAGCATATGATATTGACAAGTTAGATACTACATCACAAAACAATCTATTTGAAAGAGAAGGTTTAGATTTCCTAGACTTCACAGAAAGAGATCCGTTTAGTGAATTTGAAAGGAGAGCATAATGATTGGTAGCTCTCCATTTTATAATACATTATTTAAAAAATATGTTGTAATTTTTGGAACTTTATTTAATAATATTAAAATAGAGCGCAGAAATGAAGCTGGAGTTTTAGAACAAAATTTTAAGGTTCCAATTGCATATGGTCCTCGTGAAAAGTTTTTAGCTCGTATCCAAGATAATCCAGATGCTATAGCTCAGACGTCTATCAAGCTTCCTAGAATGGCATTTTCTATTTCCTCAATAAACTATGCGCCTAGTAGAAAATTACAAACAATAAACAAGGTTGCATCTAAAAAAGATGTTAATGGTGTTAATGTATACAGTAAGGTATATAATCCTGTTCCATACGATGTTGGATTTAGATTACAAATATTAGCAAAAACTATGGAAGATGGTCTTAGAATCGTAGAACAAATTCTTCCATATTTTACACCAGAATGGACTGTAAGTGCTAAATTGCTTGGAACTGAGTTTGATAACGTTACTGACATCCCTCTAGTATTGGATGAAGTACAAATAGAAGATCAATATGAAGATAATTTTATTGCAAGAAAAGTACTTACATTTACATTAAACTTTACCATGAAGTGTTATTTCTATGGTCCTGTTACAGAAAGTAAAATTATTAAACTTGCTACTGTTAATATCTACCCTGATACAACAGCTAATAGTATGTTGGTAACCACTACTGTAAGACCAGGATTAACTATAGATGGCGAACCAACCTCTAATGCAGATCTTTCAGTTGCACTATCACAGATTGATGAAACTGATAATTATGGATTTATTATTGATATAGTGGACAAAAATAATGGCTAAGGATATAATTTCACAAACTCTTGGTATAGAACCATTAGAACCTACATCAAAAATAACACAAGTTCTTCCTGCATTAAAAGCACAAAAGAATGATGATTATGAGTATGCTCGTAGAAATCTTTATGATATAATTGAAAAAGGTAATGATGCATTAGAACACATTGTTGATATTGCAAAACAATCTGAATCTGCTCGTGCATTCGAAGTGGTTACTAATCTTATTAAGACAATGGCAGAAACAAATAAAGATCTTTTACAATTAGCAAAAGTCCAAAAAGATCTGGAAAAAGATGATAGTGTTCCAGATAAAAATGTGACCAATAATAATTTGTTTGTTGGTTCTTCTGCAGAACTTTTAAAAATGATAAAAGATAAGAGTAATGAGTAAAATAATTCTTCTTACTGATGTCTATGAAACTAAAAGACGTAAAGAAGAAGAGCTAAGATTTTATAATGAGCAACTAGAAAAATTAAAAACTAAAATGTTTTTTCTACAAAAAGATATTGATATTACAAACCTTTGTATCGAGCTTATAGAAAAAGAAAAGGTTGTAGAGATTAAAAGAGCAATCAGAGATGAGCGAGATATATCTAGGTAATAAAAACCTAAAAAACAAAGACGTAAAACTACAATATACCAAAGAGCAAATTGAAGAATATATCAAATGCTCTCAGGATATTGAATACTTTTGTGAAAAATACGTAAAGATTGTCTCTGTTGATAGAGGTTTGATACCATTTAAACCGTTTGAATATCAAAAGAAAATGTACAACACTTTCGAGGAAAACAGATTTACTATCTGTAAAATGCCTCGTCAGGTTGGTAAAACAACTGGTGTTGTTGGTTATCTCTTACATAAGGTTTTGTTTAACGAGAACTACAACATAGCGGTTTTGGCAAATAAAGAGAGACAGGCGCGAGAAATACTTTCAAGAGTTCAACTTGCATACGAGTGGTTGCCAAAATGGCTTCAGCAGGGTATTGTTGAGTGGAATAAAGGTAACATTGAACTAGAGAATGGTTCCAAGATTCTAGCATCTTCAACATCATCATCTGCGGTTCGTGGTCAATCTTATAATCTTGTGTATCTTGATGAGTTTGCATTCGTTCCTCGCAATGTACAAGATGCATTCTTTGCATCTGTGTTTCCTACAATTTCATCTGGTCAGACATCAAAACTACTTATTACTTCTACACCAAATGGTATGAATTTATTTTATAAAATATGGGTAGATTCCGAAGAAGGCAGAAACAACTATGCACGTGTTGATGTTCATTGGTCAGATGTTCCGGGTCGTGATGAGAAGTGGAAAGATGAAACTATCAGAAACACTTCAGTTGATCAATTTAGACAAGAATTTGAGTGCGAGTTTTTAGGATCCACAAACACATTGATTCATCCTGCAACTTTAAATAAGCTAACATTTATAAGTCCTCTCAGAATAACAGGTGGAGTCAAGGTTTATAAAGAACCAGTGAAAGATCGTATATACTCTATGACAGTAGACGTTTCTGAAGGATTGGGACTAGATTCATCAACATTTGTTGTTGTAGATTGTACGTCAGTTCCATACGAAGTTGTTGCAACATTCAAAGATGCCAATATTTCTCAGCTATTATTTCCAACGTTAATTCATAATGTCGCAAGATATTATAATGATGCTGCAGTTTTGATAGAAGTTAATATTGGGTCTCAAGTTGTTAATATTCTACATCAAGATCTAGAATATGAAAACGTTGTTATGACAAGACAATCTGGCAGAAAGGGTACAACAGTTGGTACAGCTGCTGGACAATCAAGATTAGGTATAAAAACTACCAAAATAACCAAAAGAATAGGTTGTGCTAATATAAAATCTATAATTGAAGATAACAAGATTTTTTTAAATGATTACGATATAATTCACGAGCTTTCAACATACGTGGTTGATGGAACAACGTATAATGCTGAAGAAGGATATCACGATGATTTGGTGATGTGTCTTGTTTTGTTTGCCTGGATGATTCAGCAGAATTATTTCAAGGATGTATCAAATACTGATATCAGACGCAGAATGATAGAAGAACAGGAAGATACGTTCACACCATTTTTTGTTGATGATCACCACCCAGAAGACCTTTCTCCTAAGACTTTAAGCGATCATTCCTTCGAAAGATTTCTTCTAAACTAGGATTTTATAAATAAACATACTGGATATTGAGTTATTTTATTATAAAGGAGAAACCAATGCCATTTCAAGTAAGTCCTGGTGTAAATGTATCAGAGGTTGACCTTACTACAATTGTGCCAGCAGTTACTTCCACAGTAGGAGCAATTGCTGGTGTATTTAGTTGGGGACCTGTTGAGGACCGTGTGCTAATTTCAACTGAAAACGAGTTAGTTAGCACTTTTGGTAAGCCAACATCATCAAATTTCGAAACTTTTTATTCTGCAGCTAATTTTCTAGCATATGGTAACCAACTATATGTTTCGAGAGCAGCTGGTGCAAGTAATTATAACGCAATTGCTAACACATCTGGTGGATCATCATCTACAACTAAAATTAAAAATAGAACGGATTTTGAATCACAAGAATCTACACTTGCTTCTGGTTCTAGCAACTTTATTGCTAAGTATCCAGGATCAATTGGTAGTTCATTAAAAATATCTGTATGTCCTTCAGCTGATGCTTTTTCACAGACATTTACAGCAAATACTCTTTGTAACGTTCAAGCTTACATGGTATTAGGAAGTAGCGACCTTTCAATTAATTGTACTGGTGCTGCTGCAACTGCTGTAGCAAATGGAATTTATAACAGCATTATTCAAGGAGATTACATCCTTGTTGGTAATTCTACTATTGGTACTCAATATGTAAAAGTTGTTAATGTTTCATTAACTCAAGCATCAGGTACAAATAGCTCAGTAGATATTACAACTGAACAAATCCAAAAGCTTAAAACCACATGGGATACATCTGCAACTGCTAATACAACATCTGTAACAAGATATTGGGAATATTTTAACGCTGTTGATGGTGCTCCTGGTACATCAAACTATGTTGCAGAAAGAAATGCAAATAACAATATTGGAGACGAACTTCACGTTGTTGTTGCTGACGAAGATGGTGTTATTACCGGAGTTCCAGGCACAATTCTTGAAGTATGGAAAAATATTTCAAGAGCAAACGATGCTAAGGGTGAACAAGGTGGTTCAATCTACTATAAGGATGTTCTAAAGAACAGTTCTCAATGGGTTTGGCCAGGTGCTGACTTCCTAGGAACAGCTGCAGCTGCAAGTCTATCAGCAGTTAACACTAGTGCAGTAGAAACACAGTCATTTGGTGGTGGTGGATCTGATGATACTGAATCATCTATTGCAGTAGCTAAGATTATGACTGCGTATGATGTATTCTCATCACCAGAAGAAATTGATATCTCATTGATTCTTGGTGGTAAGGCTTACGGTGGTTCTGGTGAACAAGTAGCCAACTATATAATTGATAACATTTGTGAATCAAGAAAAGATTGCGTAGCATTTGTTTCACCTCCAAGCACAGCAACTGTAAACGTTCCTGGTCAAGAATCATCTAACCTTGTAACATTCCGTAACCTTCTTCGTTCAACATCTTATGCAGTTCTTGATTCTGGTCATAAGTACCAGTATGACAAGTATAACGATGTTTATCGTTGGGTTCCTCTAAATGGTGATATTGCTGGTCTATGTGTTCGTACTGACAACACAAGAGATCCATGGTATTCCCCAGCTGGATTCAACCGTGGAAGCATTAAGAACGTTGTTAAGCTAGCTTACAACCCAGATAAGGCTGATAGAGACCTTCTTTATAAGAGTGGAATTAACCCAGTTGTTAACTTCCCAGGTCAAGGCGTTGTTCTCTATGGAGATAAGACACTTCTTAATAAGCCTTCAGCATTTGATCGTATCAATGTACGTAGATTGTTCATCGTACTTGAAAAGGCAATTGCAAAAGCAGCTCAATCATCATTGTTTGAATTTAACGATGATTTCACAAGAGCAGCTTTCCGTAACCTCGTAGAACCATATCTACGTGATATCCAAGGTCGTCGTGGTATCTACGACTTCAGAGTAGTTTGTGATACAACAAACAACACTCCAGAAGTTATTGACCGCAACGAATTCCGTGGTGATATCTTCGTGAAGCCAGCTCGTTCGATCAACTTCATCCAGCTTAACTTTGTTGCAGTACGCACCGGAGTAGAGTTTGATGAAATCGTAGGCAAGTTCTAAGGGGAGAATGACAAATGGCTTTCAATGTAAATGACATTCGTGCCCAACTTGCGTTTGGCGGTGCACGTCCTAGTTTGTTCCAAGTAATCATCAGCAACCCAGTAAATCCGGTTGCTGATATTAAGCTTCCTTTCCTTTGTAAGACAGCTCAGTTGCCAAGTTCACAGCTTGGATTAATTGAAGTACCTTACTTTGGCAGAAAGCTTAAGATTGCTGGAGATCGTACATTCGATGCATGGACAGTTACAATTATCAATGATGAAGACTTCTTGATTCGTAACGCTATGGAACAATGGAATAACTCAATCCAATTGTATCAGCAAAACGTAACCGCATTGGGTTCAGGTGCTCCTTCACTCTATAAGTCACAAGCAACTGTAACACAATACGGTAAAGCTGGTGAAGTTCTTAGAGTATATCAATTCAACGGAATATTCCCACAAGCAGTAGGTCCTATTGAACTTGCATGGAATACTGTTGATGAGATTGAAGAGTTCCAAGTCCAGTTCCAGTATGATACATTCGAAGTATTGAATAGTGTTACTGGTAATGCAGGTGGTGCATAATCATTAGAGATAGGGCCGTCATAAATATCTTGACGGCCCTCTTTCTCTAAGGAAAATATAATATGGCAGTACAGCTTTTTGGCTTTGAAATTAAAAGAAAAGAAGAGACACCAATCGAATCGTTTGCTCCAAGAGTTAACGATGATGGTGCAGTCGTTGTTGCAGCAGGTGGTGCATATGGCACCTATATTGACCTAGATGGTACTGCAAGAACAGAATCAGAACTAGTTTCCAAATATAGAGAAATATCATTAGAAGCAGATATTGATCGTGCTGTCGATGATATTGTTAATGAAATGATTGACACTGATGCAGATCAGGTTGTTGATATTAACACAGATAAACTAGAGTATTCTGATACAGTTAAAAATAAAATTAGAGAAGAATTTGAAAACATTCTAGACCTTCTTAACTTTCAAAACGAAGCATATGAAATAGTTAAGAGATGGTATATTGATGGAAGAATGTATTTCCACGTAATCATTGACGAAAAAAACCCAAGATTAGGAATTCAAGAGCTTCGTTACATCGATCCACGTAAGATCCGCAAAGTAAGAGAAGTTAAAAAGAGACCAAAAGGTCAAGTTACTGTTACTACAAAGCAAAACGAATACTTTGTTTATAACGAAAGAAACTTCCTTCCAGCTGGTGGTAATGCTGGACTTCCGCTAGACACTGGTGCTACTCAAGGTGT